GTTCTAATTCTAGTTCTATTTTTTCTGCTTCTTCTGGCATGGTTTCCTCCATGTGGTTGTTATGATAAAATTGCTTCTGGATCATCAATAGTTGCTAGAATNTCATCNTCATTTAAAAGGCGCATATCGCCNCCTTCTATTTGAAAACGNGCACCNGCATATCTACCAAAGATAACCCAATCACCTTCTTTGCACCAAGGTCCCTCTGGGAATTTATTCAAATCACCATAGGCATCTGAACCCATGGCAACAACATACCCCACAACAGTTACAAGTTTTTCCTTCTCAATTGTTGTTTTAGCTATGTGAATTCCTCCTTTAGTAACTTCGGGTAAACTAAAAGGCAATATTAAGATACGATACCCCGTTGGACGTGGTAACTTATCTGCATGAGAGTCTAAATTTTCAGGAGTAATGGTATCAACTTGTGGTACTAATGGTTCCACATCTCCAATACTTCCAAAATTTACCACCCTGTCTGGAACAGTTTTACTAGTCATTTGCATCCTCCATATTAGAATGTAAAGTTTGAATTTCCTGTTCAACGAAACTCAAACCTGCTATTTCACCAACTACTCTTTGGTATTGAATAAAATCCTCAATACTTCCAGCAGCCAGTGTCTGCGAGAGAGCATCTTTTCTCTCTCGAATTTTACGGAGCAAATGCTCCGTTGCTACGATATAGTCCATTAATTACTTAATGTATCTATACCAAAGAAGTCCTTTAGTTTGACCGTAAGCAGCTTTAACTTTTGCTTTTTCAGGTTCATCCAAGCAATAGCCCGCTTCTACAGACTTTGTTTTAGTGTCATCTTTCACACTAGGAAAACTAGGGGCTGCCTTTGTTTTCTTAGGTGAAGGAGACGGATATTTATCATTGTCGTAATACTCACGCATTATTTTCCTCCGTTTAATTTTCTGCTCTCTCGAACTGTTTTAACTAACTCAGTATAATTCTTTTCTGCATCAGCTTTTGATTTTTGTTCCAATTCCTGCAAATCTATCGCTGCTTTTGTATCTTCTACCCTTAAATCTGCTTCCATCTTTTCACGTTCAATTTGCGCATCCAATTGTGCTTTATCCATTTCAACTTGTTTGTCTCTCACGTCTTCTTGTTCTTTTTGCATCAATTGTTCTCTTTCCAGTTGTAATTGTTCTTCAAACATTTGACGCTGAGGATCAGGAGTTTCCATGGCAGCTGCCAAAGCTTGTGCCTGCCCTGTAACTTGTTGTGTTGCCTGTGCCGCCATCAACGCTATTTGATTCATGACTTCAGGCGGTAATTCTTGGTCTAGCGGAGGTAATGTCTGACCAAGTACCTGTTCAATCTGAATTCTATATAACATGGCTTGATGTTCCTGAATATTTGCTCCAATAGCTTGTGTTGCTTGAGGATTTTGTTGAACCATGGGATTTTGCATAAAAGCACTATGAGCTGCTATATACGCTTCATGGTTTTGAAATTCAAAGGCTTTTATGGGATTTCCCGTTAAAACCGCCTGTTCTTCCGTAATTGGGTCACGAGGAGGTATTTCCTCCTCAGGAGGTAATATGGCGTCTATATCCTTTACATTCAATGCAATATACATTTTACGGTAAGCTTCNCTTAAATTATGCAATTCTGGTGCGGCTTGCGCCATTTGTAGCTGTGTTTGTGCCAATGTAATTCTTTGCGTCATGCTAAAGATATTTGGGTCACTTACAGGGATTACGTCCACACTATTGTCAAAATCCTGCTTAAATACGTTTTGAGACGCCCCTTGTACTTGATAAGGGTATTCAGGAGGTAAAAATTCACCAAAAATGCGTTTTAAAATCTTAAATTCGGTTCTTTGGGCATAATGTAACCTTTTATGAATCGCGGACATGACTTTTTGCCCTTTTTCCAATAAAGCCACTGTTGTGCCCACAGGAGCCTCAGAATTGCCATCTCCTGTCGGATCTTCCACGGTAGCCGCAAATCTTTTGCCAGAATCTACCAAAGCTCCCAATAATACGTTCAAAGTAGCACTAGGTTCTTTATAAGGTAATGGNAAAAACGAATCTTGTAATTTTCCTCCTGGAGCATCNACNTCACGCCATTCTCCAGGCTGTAAGGGGTCATCATGACGTTGAATATTCAATCCACGAGATTTAAAACCCGCTGGAAGGTTGGCAAGCGTTCCTGCATCAATCAATTGCCGTAAAATAGCCGTAACTGACTTGGTTAAGCCTCCCATCATGTGAATTAACCCAAATCCATAAAAACCCAGTCCTGGAAGGAACTTATAATGGGTAAAAAACTCCTTTTTCCTACGCATTGGGTCTTTTGCATCGTAATTTGGTCGTATCGCCAGAATTTCATTGTTATCTTTGCAAATTGTTACAACATAAGGCAACCCTACCCCTGTTTCTTCACCATTTTCGTTTGTATCCTGATAACCTTCTAAGTCTAAGTCCACGTGTACTTCTAATAATGTGTATTCTTCATCATTAATTGTTCGNGTTAACCCTTGAAGCTCATCAATTTTGGCATCAACCTGAGTAACCTCTGTGCTACTTTCAGGAGAATTCATCTCAATGTCTTTATAAAAGCCAGAAAGCTGTAATTTACGCAATTCGTTCTCTGTCATGTGAATTACGTGCGTAATTCGAGGCGTAGTCAACAAATCTACCGCATAATAGGGCACAACTAGGTCTTCTGACTTAATAAAACGGGCAACAGCACGTCCAACACCAGGATCATAGAAAACTTTTTTGAATGCGGAGCCTGAAAGGGGCAAATAAAACAATAATTGATCCATTTCTGGGTCATATTCTTCCATTTTGTAGGTAATTTGGTAATTCATGAAGTTTTTTACCCGATTTGCCTTTTCTGACTTAGTATCATCGCTTATACCCAAAACTTCAGTATCTACTGGACCACCTGTGGGTAATAATTCTTTGTAAGCTTGTGCTTGAAACTGTGTTACCGCTTCCGCAAGGATGGGATGATGCACTCCTGAAGCTCCAACAAAAGGTTGTGACCTGGATTCAGAATTTATGCCCAATAAATCCAGTCCTTCAGTGTAAGCGGTAAACCAATCATCTCTGGAATCCAGATCTTCTTCATAAGAAGCTACCAATTCAGTCGCTATGGTGTGTAATTCACGATCATCCAAGGATTCTGCCAAATTTTCACCAAATTTTGCAGAAGTTTCTTCAGGCATGTCACTACCACGAATAATAGAGCCATCAGGCTGAACAAAAAGTTCCGTCTCCTCTGGAGGCTGTTCCATAATCTCTATTTCAATTTCTTGGGGATTAGGAGAAACAGGTAAAGGTTGTCTTTCAATTGCCATATCGGTAAATCATACTATTATTTAATTAATAATAAACCATTTCTCTAGGATAATATTCTTCAGTGTCAAAATAATCGCTCGTCAATTGCAAAAATCCACCCTCTCTGAACCGTGCCAACGCCAAAGTTGTTGCATCAACCAAGTCATCATTTTCACCATTGGGAAAATCACTAACTTCTTCCATTAATTCCTCCCCCCACCTGTTTTCTGGGCTCCAAATTCGTCCATCCTGAAAAATAGGAGACACCGAATTCAGTCTGGCTATCTTGTCTTGCCCTTTTCCAGGAGAAAAAGTATTAACAGGAATACCCACCCTGCGTAATTCTTGCACTAGGGGCAATCCTGAAGCTTTTGCCTCAATAATTACCGTATCAGGTTGCCAAAATTCATATAATCTTAAGGCTTCTGCCTTTAATTCAGGAAAATCAAACCGTTCCTTGATACAATCAATTAAAATTAAGTGAGCATCGTTACCCGTGTACATTTCTTCGCCAATTTTCCCCTCGGGGTAAAAAACACCCCACGTGGTTATGGCAGTATAGTCCGCTCGTTCACTTTTCAAAAATGCCGTATCATAGCTTTGAATAATATAGTCACATTTTGGAGGTTTTTCTTCTTCCCAAATTTGAAACCATTCTTTAGGGATGATGGAAATACCTTCCCCTGTGGGTCTTTGCATATANTGAGAAGCCCATTTGGAAGGGCTAACAGAGGCTTTTATGCTGTCCAATTCCGTTAATTTCCAAAAATTGCCCCAAAGTGGGTTGCCTGACGGCAAAATTGCAGGAAATTCAATCAATTCCCACTGATCTGCCTCTTTTTCCTGTGCCATTCGCTTAATCAAACGTCCTGTCAAATCTCTTTTAGACCAACGGGTCATCACAATGACAATTGCACCTCCAGGTTGCAACCTTTGCCGTGGACCCGTCATGTACCATTCATAAGCATCGTCCATGGCTTTGTCGGACATGGCATCTTGCTCGGAATGGGGATCATCAATAATGAACAAGTCTGCACCCCTACCTGCCAAAGCACCCCCTGTGCCTGCAGCATAATATTCCCCACCTTTGTTGGTCAACCACTTACCCGCGCTACGACTGTCAGCTTTCAAGGCAGTATCGGGGAATAATTGGTTATAATCATCACGATCTATCAAATCCCTGACTTTACGCCCAAAATTAATGGCAAGATCCGCCGTATGCGTTGCTTCTATGATCTTTAACTTTGGATTTTTGCCCAAGAGGTAAGCGGGGAACAAATGGGAGGCGAATTCTGATTTGGTGTGTCGTGGGGGCATATTGATGATAAGGCGCTTTAATTTGCCAGTAGCTATTTTGTCAAAAGCTTCCGCCATTTTATAATGGTGATCCCCTTCAATGAAATCAGACCAAATGACTTTTACAAAATTCATGAAAGTGCTTGTGGACTCTTCCTGAAATTCCCGTTTTTCCAATTCCTCCAAAAGAACGGTAAATTCCTTGGCTTCCGTCTTTGTCATATAGGAAACGTCGATATTTTTTAGAGATTTAAGCTTGTCGGCGTTAGAACTCATTTCCAGAAAGTATTTTTATCAATTGTCTCATCTCCTCAGCAGATAAATCATCAACATCTTCCAAGGAAAATTTTTCAATTTTTTCCTGAGCCCCTCTTACTGCACTTTGTTGGCGTTCTCTCACCCAATCTTCATAGGGACCTATATGCTTGGCTTTTTCGGGATCTGCAAGATCATCTTTGTATCTTTTAAAAAGAGCGCCTATTCCCTTGGCTTGCTCAGGGGGTTCTCTAAGAGGATATTTTGAATATGTTCCATCATTGAATTGAATATTAACATCTTGAGTTTTGGCAAATTCTGGATTAGTCCCCCATTCTCCTCTTTTTGGATCTAATGTAGTATATTCCCCTTGCTCAAACATTTTATCATAATCCTTTCCAATTTGGTCTGCGGTTCTGGATTCACGTGAAATACGAACTCCTGGGTTTTCATCTTTAAACTTTTTAATCATCCTTTCAAAAGGAAGATCTGAAACTGTTGCCTTAAAGGGAATTATTTGTTTTCCTTTGCGATCAATCAATAAATTAGGCTGATAAGGCGTCATTCCTTTTGTTATCTTTTTTCCTGAAGGGTCTAAATAAGAAGTATTTCTAGGCATTCCTATTTTACTTTCCAAAACAGCCTCCCGTACTTTAGAAGGAAATGCTTTAGTTTCTCCAAACATTATTGCATCTGTTACTGTTATGGGGCGAGGTGTTCCTCCCTTTTCAGGGAATCTATAAACTTGTTTTGTATTAGGGTCTTGCCAGTAATTTCCTTCAATATTTTTTAATCCTTTAGCTTCAAGATCAGCTTTTGTTACTGTTTTTCTGCCTGTTCCTCCAAGAGGAAGTTCCCCTTGCTTTAATAATTCTTTAATTTCCTCTTGTTCCCGCAAATTTCTTGTTTCGGAACGGTCAGCTTGCCTTTCAAGTCTTTTTGCATCAAATTCGTCTCCCTTATTTCTTGTTTCTTTAAAACTTCTCCAATTTGACTGGCTTCGGGCTCTTAGTGCAGGAATCGTTTCATCCAATTCTTTCTGCAGCTTTTTAAGTGCCGCCTTAAGTTGGGCTGAAGACATCCCTGTGAAAAGACTGCCCGCCATGAATGCCGCACCCATCTTGGGTTGACCTTCACCCATCATGAATGCCCCTTCCCGCAAGGCTTGAACATCACCCACGCCTGGAGTCATTTCAGTGCCAAATGATAATTTGCCAGCAACATCTTTGGCATAATAGGGATCAGCTAATGCTTTAAGAAAGGGAATCTCTTTTTCACCAGCAAATCGTCCTATGCCTGAAAGGAAACTTTCAATTGCTTGTTCCTGCTTTTCAAATGGTCCAGGAACATATTCCCGCATTTCGTTGCCGCCGTAGGAAGCCAGCAATTCGTCCATGATTTCTTGTTCTGTCGCCATAATAAATTCTAATGGGTGTCTTAGTTCGTTCCCTCTTCTTCTTCGTCCATTTCCCTATAATAACCCACAATGTGTAATATCTGCTCTAAATATCGGGTAACTTCTCCCATGGTCATGGATAAATTTTCATAACCCTGTGAAGTCAACCCATAGTACGCGATCCGTGGTTCTTCTCCTGTTTCTAAACTTTGAAGATACTGCTGCATAATATCAGGGGATAATATTCGCCACTCCAATGTTGCTGATTCAATCGGCTCAGGCAACGGAGGATGATATATGGGTGCGGTTCTGGCAATCGTAACCACCTCCACAGGCTTTGTTTCTGGCACCATGGCTTTTGCTTTCCTTTCTCCAAAAAGAGAAAAAGAGGTGCAACCGTTAATTGACAGTAGTATTAGCAGTAGCAGTAATTTCTTCATCAAATTGTTCTGGGTTTGTTATGACAGTCAAGTTTTCCAACACTCTAGTGGTAGCTTTATTAATCTTGCCTTCCAACAAAGCAGGTTTAGCAAGAGCCATTCCTTCTAGGTTATGCTTAGCAAAC